ATCGGTACACTGAACCAAGAACAGCCTCAAAACATCCCTGCAGAAGCACAATACAATCTTGAAGTTACAAAACTACAGATGGAGCACGAGAGACTTTCGCAAGAATCTGAACAAAAACTACAGATTATGCAGCAAGAATCTCAGCAGAAAATGCAATTGGCTCAGCAACAAGCTGAACAAAAAGCTCAGCTGGATCAGATGAAAATGCAAATGGAGCAGGAAAAAGCTCAGATTCAGAATGATATTGCTGAAGCTCACGCAGTCAATGACGCTCAGATTAAACAGCGAGACAGTGAAGTGAGAGCGAAGCAAGCGGAGGAGCAAACAAAAATAAATAAGTCACAGGCTTCTCAAGCAGCTAAAAAGCCTAATAAACCAAGTAAATAATCTATACCCTAGCTATGGTAGCCATTCTATGTCGGTTGTCATAGCTAGTTTTGTATAAAACTATAGTAGGGGGTTGCTAGTATGTGTGACCAATGTAAAAAGCTATCTGACGAAAACTATGTTTTAAGAACTGAAAATGTGAAGCTGAAAAAGCATAATGTACGTCTTAAGAATCGGAACAATGAAAAGCTCCGCACGATTGAAAAGATGCAGAAAAGACTGCGCTTACTAGATCCGAAGCAACTCTACTACAATTCTCAAAAAGGAGTGAGACGCAAATGAAGTGTCTACAATGTCATGTTGGAGATTTACTGCCTCCTGCAGATGGACATCCCAGCCATGAACTATGTAATAACTGTGGAGCCATCGTAATCACGTATCAGCCACTTGATTATCAAGAGGCAATTCATACCATTCCCTATAAATTAAACGCTGAGGGGATGATTCAGCCACAGATTATCGCCACATTTGGTGGGTACGGTTCAGGGAAATCGAAGGCCAGCCTATCTGAATTCTTTATGAGAGCGATGGAAAACCCCGGTGGAACTGGGCTGATAACCGCTCCTACATTACAATTACTTAAGCGTACTACAATTAAAACCTTAATCAATGAAATTATTCCTCCTGCGCTGATAGAAAACTATAATAAGACTGAACAGGAGATTACCTTAGTTAATGGTTTCATTATATACGCCATTCCATCGGATGATGATGAAAAATTACGTTCCATAAATGCTGGATTGGTTCACATAGAAGAGGCATCAGCCATAAAACGTAGTATTTATGACCAGCTTTTGACCCGATTACGTGACCCATTCGTGAAGAATCGGGCTGTTTTTGTATGTTCCAACCCGGAATTAACGTGGATTAAAGACGTTTTGGTGGATAATTACAAGCGGAAAGACCCTCAGCATCCTGAACATGAGGACTATAACCCTTACATCTATTGCTATATATGGGAAACTGCCCTAAATAAGAAACTTCCACCTGACTTTATAGCCATGAACAGTCGTGGAAAGCCCGAATGGTGGATTAAAAAGTACCTTATGGGTTCCTTTGAGGCAACAGAAGGTGCTGTTTACCCTAGATTTATGTCTCGTGTCATAGATCCTTTCCCAGTTAAAGATAAAGAGACAGATGAGTACGGAATTCCCCTTAGTTGGGAACGAGTTATGGGTATGGATCATGGTTTACGTAACCCGACAGCCATTCCTTACGGAGCTATCGACCCTAATCGTGGCGTATTGGTCATTTATAATGAATACTACAAGCCAAATACCCTAGTTCCTGAGCATGCCAAGAACATTAAAGTGGAATTAGCTAAAATTCCCCCAGGTAAGTTGCGCCTGATGATGGCTGACCCGAGTATTAAGAATAAAACTGACCCAATCAACGGTAAATCCGTCCTCGGCCTCTATGCTGAGCAGGATATCTTTTGGACTCCGGGTAATAATGACATCGAAGCTGGAATCCTGCGTGTAAATGCGTACATTGAACAGGAAAAAATCGAAATCTACAGCACTTGTGTCAACTTAATTAGGGAACATCTACACTATAAATTCCCTGAAATCACGATGGATGACGATAAAAACCTTGATGAACGCCCTGAAAAGAAGAATGAGCATAGCTGTGATGCTCTCAGATATCTAATGATGGCACTTCCTGCCGATCCATTAGAGTTAAAAACAGTAGCATATGAACCCCAATTAGGGTATAATAAGGCTATAAAAGGGGAAAATGAGTACGGTTATGACCCCGATGAGGACGAAAGAGATGAGGAGCGTGATTGGACTGAGTATTGAATTCTACATCCAAACCCTTTGTTCCCTAGCTATTGGTGCGTTTATTGGTGCTTTCCTTGTAGAAGAACACTATAGAAAGAAGCGTGATAAAGATGGCCACTAAACCAAAAGTTTACCCATATACGATTTTGCGTGACGATAACACATATCTAACGTATGATATGACTCGAAAAGAATTTGATGAAGTCTATAAAGCCCTTTCTAATGGGAGGGCTTTTATCAAAATCGAATCAGGTATCATTTCATTGAAGGATGTTCGACACATCGTGGAGTATGTAGAACCTGAAGAGATTGAGGCAAAACCTGAAGAGGTTCCAGTTTCTCCTGAAGAAATGGAAGCTTATCGGGAATATCTAAGGCTTCATGAAGAAGAGGAGAGTGCGCCATGGCTAAATTAAAGAAAGAAGAAGAAATTAAACAGCAGATTAGCAAATTCGGTCAACGGTTTAACCGCTCAAGTGAAACAAAACATAAGCTTATGGCTACTGTCAATATTTTGGACATGTTTGATCGTGGCGAACAATGGCAGGGAGCGATTCCACCATGGGTTCCGAAACCTGTTACGAACTATATTCGATTCATTCGGACGTTAAAACGTGCCAACTTAGCATCGAATATTGGAAAAGCCCACTTCTTCCCTGAGCATGCAGATGATGCTGAGCTGGTAAATAACCTGCAGGAAGCATATGACCATGTATGGGACAGAAAGAAAGTAGGTAGTAATGTAGTACGTAAAGCTGTAGACCGAGCATTATTGCAAGGTACAGCTATCGCATACGTATACACAGATGATACTGCAGTGGGAGGTAAATACTTTGGTGAAGGTGATCAAAAGAATTCGCTATTCAAAGGTGATATCTGTATCAAACGAATCCCAATTGGTAATTTCTTTCCTGATCCCGATGCATACTGCATTGAAGAATGTAAGTGGGTCGAATACACTGAGGTGGTGGCACTTGAGACTATCAGGAATACCCCAGCTTTCCGTAAGTATTGTGAAGAAGAAGGTACATTAAAGAAACTGGATGCACTGAAAAACGATGAATTAGACCGCACTGACGATGCTTCAGGTGATAATTTTGACCGAGATTACAAGCGTACTGATGGTGGACAAACAATCCAAGGTGATGAGCTTGCTACACTACACGTTCACTTCGAGAAATACTACAAGGGTGGAAAGTGGCATGTAGATTCTACTTACTACTTAAAGAATACTGACTTCTACTTATTACGTATTGAGGACATGAATGTTCCTGAACTACCATTCGCTGTCCTTTATGATGAAGAGGAGGAAGGTACGTTTTGGGGTACATCTACCGCAATGGATATCTTAGAAAATCAGAAAATTGTCAACAAGCTACAGCAGACCGCCTCTGTATTAGGGGTTATGCATCAAAATCCACAGAAAGTGGTATGGAGAGAGTCAGGGATAAATGCAAAAGAGCTGGCTCGAACAGGTACTTTGCCGGGCAAAGTTTGGACATCAAACGTTGACCCAACAAAAGCTGTTCGTACAGTGGAACCAATGGACATTCCGAAGGGATTATTCGAGCTTGATGACCGTACTCAAGGAAATATCCGAGAGATTACTGGTGTCAATGAGGCGTATACTGGTCAATCAGTAGGTTCATTAACTACTAGTTCAGGTGTTGATAGCTTAATTGACCGAGCTACAATCCGAGATAAAGATAAGATGATTCAAATTGACGAGTTTGTGGAGCGTATTTCTCACCTAATCGTGCTGAATATCCTTCATAACTGGCAAGATGAGCGTCCTATTGCTAAAACAATGCCTAACGGTACACAAGAATTCAGTCAGTTTAACCCAGTTAAAGACAAGCTGACTCGTGAAAACTTATCATGGCGAGTGCGCTCAAACGTATATGCCTCAGCTCCAATGACTCAGGCATCACGTAGAGAGCAAGCTGACAAGCTAATGAACATGCAAGGTCAGTATCAATTCAACCCACCTCTAATCACAACTGAAGAGTACGTTAAAATGCAAGAATTCGATAACGGATTCGAAATCATTCAGCGTATGGAAGCAGATCGTGCGAGAATGGAGAAGGAAAAAGCGCAGAATCTTGCACAACAAATCTCCCAGTTAGCAGAGCAGTTGAACCAAATGTTGGGTACAGGCATGCCTCCTGAGCAAGCAGCACAACAAGTTCAGCAAATGGCTCAAGAAATGCTTGACAAACAGCGACAAGCTGAGCAAAACAACGGCATCTCTTCACAAGGCGGTGGAGCTTCACAGCAACCTCAGCCAGTAGAGGCACCAAGTGGTAATCCAAATGCGAAAGCTATGGATGCTATGACACAAGGATTTTAGTAGTAAAGCCTACGTATTTTACGTGGGCTTTATTTTGTAGTCAAAAAATTGAATGTTTTGTATTTACATAATTCTACGAATCATGTATACTCTTATCGAAGTAGTGGTACAAGCGGTTGGTGGCGCAGACACCATCACTACATAAAACTTCGCTACCCAAGCGCAAAAAGGGAAAGGAGAATCGCCATGCCTGAATATGAGAACGAATTTGAAGAGTTAATAGATGTGTCGGACGATATCGATGAGTACGGTGAAGCTAGAACGGAAAGCGGTACTGAAGACCAAGTCGATGACGATGATGTTGTTGATGTCGAAACAGTTGGAATAGACGAGGAAGAAGAGGAAGAGGAAGAAGAAATCGAAGAAGCAGAGACAGAAGAAAATCCTGATTTGAGTGAAACTGCTGAAGAAGAAACTTCTGCTACTCAGACTCCTGAAGAAAATGCCTTTTATGCTGAACAGCGTAGAATGCGACAAGAAGCAGAGCGTAAAGCTCAGGAAGATAAGATGTATCAAGAGAGAATGCAACAAGATCCTAACTATCAGGTTGCTCAGCTATTAGCTGCTCAATATGGTATGCCAGTTGACCAAATGCTTCAACAGTTGCAGGAATCGCAGTTAGAGCAACAAGCTCAACAGCAAGGTGTTCCAGTTGAATTCCTAAAGCAACAACAAGCTCTACAAGAGCAAACGAAGTCGCTTGAATCCAAACTCAAACAAATGGAGTTCGAAACTTGGTTGGCGAAGCAAGAAGCTGAGGCTGCTCAATTAAAACAAGAGTACCAATTCTTGACTGAGCAGGACATCAATGAAGCAAGGCATTTCATGCTGAACGATTTGCAAACGACTAACATGTCACTAGCAGATGCTGTATTCGCCAAACACCAGTCGAAAATCATAACTCATCTGAAAACACAGGCGAAGCAGGAAGCTCTAGCTGAGGTAAGTGGTCGTAAGTCAAATGGAACAGCTCCAAATGTGGGTAAATCCACTCCTGAATCACAACTAACACAAGAAGAGCGTCACATGGCGCAAATGTTAGGTGTATCGGAGAAGGAATATCTCAAATATAAATAAAATTTTGTGAGGAGGATTCCAAATGGGCTTAGAATTACGTAGAGCTACAACTTCTAATGGTTCAGCTATCCCAGCTAAGGACTATCCATTAAACGCTACTTATGCTACAACAGCTAAGAAAGGCGACATCGTTCGTCTAAATGCTTCAGGTGAGTTAGTTCAAGCTACTACATCTGATACAAACGTTTTAGGTGCTCTTGTTGGCTTCAACTTTGAGGGAGCTGGCGTGAACGCTAAAACAGGTAAAGTAATTATCTCAGGAGATGCTATCTTCGAAGCAACTAAAGTTGGTGCTGGTGCATTAACAGTTGGTACTGAATACGGTATTGACGGTTCTTCTAATATGGACACTGCAGATACAACAGTTAAAATTCTTCAAATCGTTGAAGTGGTAAATGGTCGCCCTTACGTGGCAATCAAATACCGTCAATTAACTTAATAGGGAGGTAGAACAATATGCCAGTAACTTACGGTAATAACTACGGTAAATTATTAGAACCGGGTCTACGTAAGACGTTCTTCGAAACGTACAAAGAAAAGTCTGAGCAATATTCTCAGATTTTCAACATCTTAGATTCTAAGAAAGCAATCGAAACAGATTCTCGTATGGGAGCGTTCTCTGAGTGGAATGAAAAAGGTTCACTTGACGGAACTGAATACGAAGATCCAACAAAACTTGATACTGTAATGTACAAACATACTACTTTCTCTAAAGGCTTCACAGTCGATAAAGAATTAGTAGACGATGAAATGTACGGACAGATCAAGAAATTACCAAAAGCGTTAGCTCGTGCAGCTCGCTCAACAATCGAGTCTAAGTCAATCTCAGTATTGAACAACGCTTGGACTGCATCACCAACTAACTTCCAAGGTGAAGCTTTAATCAGCTCATCTCACGTTCGTTTAGATGGTGGAACAACTTCAAACAACATTGGTACTTTAACACTTTCTGAAGCGAACTTAGAAGTAGCTATGAAATTAGCAGCTGAGCAAGTGGATGAGCGTGGATTAAAAATCCAAATGATGCCTGATATCTTAGTAGTACCTCGTGCTTTAGAGTACACTGCTAAGAAAATCATCAAATCAGCTCAGTTACCAGGTACTGATTTCAACGATGTCAACCCAATGAAGGATCAGTTCAAAGTAGTTGTTTTAGATTACCTAAACGATGCTAATAACTGGTTCCTAATCGATTCAACTATGAATCCATTAAACTTCTTCTGGAGAGAAAAGTTGAACTTCAAGTCTGATAACGACTTTGATACAGACGTTGCGAAGTACAAAGGCCGTATGCGTTTCAGCTATGGTTGGACTGACCACCGTGGTATCTTAGGATCTAACCCAGCTTAATAAATGAATCGTGAATACCCTCTTGTTCCCTGTAGCAAGGGGGTATTTTTCATAGGAGTGATAACATGCAAACAGAATATGGACGTTTAGGTACAGCTCTAGAACAGATTCTTTACGATATCTTGCAAGAGCTTAAGAAATCTAACGAGAAACCTACCCCAGCTAAACGAAAAACAGTTAAAAAAGAGGTGAAGAACGATGGCTGAATCAATGGAAACAGGAGTCAAAAAAGTACACATTAGTAG